GCCTGCGCAATGGCGCCCACGTCGGCGGGGTTCGCATCAATCAACTCTTCGACCGCCGCATCGTACCGCTGGCGGGCGCACGCCATGAGGAACTTGTAGGGCTCAGTATTCTTGAACACCTCCAAATCCGACCCGAGACGCGCCCGCGCCATCATCTGCACGGTGGGGTCGGTCATGCTTACTTCTTGCCGCCCTTGGTCGGCTTCTTCACCATGCCGCCCTTCTTGTAGCCGGCAGCCTTCTTCATGCACACGCCGGCCTTCTTACAGGCTGCGGGGTTCGGGCAGGACGCACAAGTCATCATCGCTTCGGTTCCTTCCGGTCTGCGCGGCGCTCGGCCGCTGTCATCTGACGCCGAAGTTTATCAGCGCCGATTTCGCGTGTTGCCTTGGCGGTCGTCACGAACTCGCCCTTCGATAGCCTCGCAGGAACGCTGTCGCTGGTTCCCGTGCCCGGCCCCTTGACCTTTCCGCCCTTGCGGTAATCCTTCACTTCTTGCCCTCATTGCGCTTGCTGATCGATGCAGCCTTCGCCCGCGCATCGGCCTTGGAACTGGCGCCCCACGCATTGAGCGACTTCAATAGCCGCGTCGGCTCGCCCTTATCGTCCCGCTCGGGTCCGGGCATGTTGCCCATCCGCGCCAGAAACGAAGCGCGCCGGGGATTGTCGCCCGACTTCACCGGGGCCTTAAGATCGGAGCCAGGGTTCTCGCGCTCGTAGCTGCGCCGGCCCTTTTCGTTTAGCCCCCCGGACTTCGCCTTGCCCTCGCTGCGTTGCCACGCGGCAGACTTCGGCATGGGGACACCCTCACATGGAAATGGCCCCCAAGTGGGAGCCATCGTCGCAAAACCGCATTCTCTGATTCGACGCTAACACAAACAATCAAGCGCGTCCACTATGCCGCCGCTTGCCACGCCATCACTTCGCCGCGCCAATCCGACGTCACCGCGCGCGGCAGGTCAATCGCTCCGCTTTCTTCCGGCCATAGCACCATGTCAATCGACACACAGTCCCGCCAAATCCCCTCGGCCGCGCGGGTCGTGTACTGCGTCGTGAGCCAATGCGGCCGGTAGCCGTGCCCCGGTGCCCATGCGACCAAATCATCGGACAGCGTGCCGATTTCAGCTTCCGCTATCACCACCGGCCGGCACCGCGCGAGCGTATCCCCCGCGCCTTCAAGCACGGTCATTTCATGCCCCTCGACGTCGATTTTCATCAGGTCCAAACGTCGAAGCGCCAAGCTGTCCACGGTGACCATGGGGACCGCCACCCCACCCCGAAAATCGTCAAGCCCTAGCCCGCCGTAGTTGTTGGGCTTCTCGGGATCAAGGATCGGCACCGTCACCGTGCCCATCCTGTCGCCCATTGCCGCATTCATTACGGTGGCGTTCCACCGGCCGTTGATCGCGAGGTTCGCATTCAGCACCCGCGAAACCAACGGCTGAGGCTCTACCGCGATGACATGCCCCGACTTGCCGACCATACCCGCCAAGGGCACGGCCACCGCGCCGATGTTGGCGCCGATGTCCAGAACAATGCCGCCCTCCTTGATCACCGACCGGCAGAACGTCAGCAGCGCCGGGCAATACTCCCGATGCACCCCAAGCAACTCGTCGAAAAACGGGTCGGGAAGCGTGAGGAAACGCCCCTGGTCGGTATCGTAGATCGTCACTGCGGATTCGCCTCCAGCCATGCGGCCAGCGCCGCGTCAAGTGCCCCTTGGGTCACGTCGGGAATGGTGAGGACACCCCATCCTGTTTCCCCAGGGTCGTTAACGAACCTTGGCCCCCGCCCAATATCTATCGGCGGCGCTGCGCCCGCATCGGTGCAAATTCGAGCCAAGTCCCAAGTGTTCCGCACCCGCGCCATCGCCGTCATCCGACCACCTGCAATGACAAGTAATTATTTGAAGCCGGGGTAGTATCATGCTGCATTGCCGATCCAGTATCCTGAAATACCCGTGTCTGAAAATACTGTCCGACAAATACACGAATTGGAGAGGTATTGAGTGGAATTGTTACGTTTGTCTGGAACCCGCCCATATTACCGAGGAACCCACGCTGCTGGGTGCCATCTGACCGATACAAGCCTATGTAGAAATAGTCACGAGCAACATTAAAATTTGCGTTTAGCCGCAATGCCGTACTGACAATTACATACCGGCCGTCAATAGCCGATGGAATTGTCAATCGACTCGGATCTGAGGCAAACCAAAACCCATCGGTGTCGTAAAAGGTGGCTTGCCACGGAACTGCGGTATCAACCCCAGACGGGTACAATGACGACCCCGCTGTCGTTCGTGTCGCGCTGACGCCGCGAAGTGGAATGAAAGGAAAATCGGAATTGTTTTCTAGGGGCGGAAATCCAAACACACCCGTATTCATCACAAACCACCGCTTTCAACGAGGATGTTGAAAGTTTCTGCGTTGTGAGTGCTAGCCCGAAGTTGCGCGCTAGTGCCCGGCAGGATTAGGCCGGCTAATGCAGTGGCGAGGGTGCTGAAAGCGGACACCGTGCCGGATGGCGTTGCGGCGATGACGGCCACCTCGCCAATAAGCCGATTCGTCGTGCCGCCATCTGGACTGAAGTAAAAGCGGATCATGCCCCCAGTGGTCGTGCCGGTTGCCTGAATCGTCACACGGCTGATGCGTTTGCCGGCGTCGGTGCCAGATGCCAGCGTCACGATGGTGCCGGTGCCGTCGCGATTGGTGTTCGCTGTGCTGATTTGCGCGACTTCAAGGATCGGAGTCGCAGCAAATTGAGGTTCTGTCGCCATTAAATCAAACTCCTAAAAAGAAACATGGCGCTCGCCGCGCCGCCGGAAACGGCAACCGTCACCGCGCCGCCAGAGTTTGTGGCCGTGACACCCGAGCCGGTGAAGTTAAGGCTTGTGGCCTCCGTCGTGAGGGTCGATCCCTCGTCCTGCACGGTGATCGCCGCGCCGCCGCCCGTGCCCCCAGTGCCCGCCGGGCCTCGGGGGCCGGAAGGCCCGGCAGGTCCACGAAACGACCCCAAGTCCACCGTGCGCCCATCGTCTAGCGTGAGGACGATGTTGTCCTTGACCCGCGCGACGTCCGCGATGCCGACGCCATCCCCGCCGTCCCGCCCATCGCGACCGGCAGGGCCAGCCGGCCCGACGATGCTTTCGCCCTTCGGCCCCGGCTCCCCTCGATCACCCTTCGGCCCGGTGACAGGCCCCACGTCGATATCGTCGCCCGTGGACCGCGTGAGGACAAGCCGCCCGTCCCGCACCACCGCGCGATCGATGCTCGCGCCGTCCCGGCCGTCTCTCCCGTCGCGTCCCGGCCGATCGGCCAGCGTCGCGATTTGGTCAATCAGCGCCTTGTAGGCTTCGGTGTCCGCCGTGTTGCGGTTCTTCAACGCCTGCGCGGCGAGGATCAGGGCGGCGACGCTCATTTAGGCGGCGCCCGTGAACACGGCCAGATCGACGTAGTCGCGCCGGTACTTGAGACCGCCGAACACGCGCTCAGTGTTGGGCGCCCACCCGTCACCGTCGACCTGTTCGCCCCCCATGAGGCCACCCGTCAGCGTCACCATGCTCGCCTCACTCGAAATAGCCGTTGATCATGACCGTGCCGCGAATGACCTGGGACGCCGTCGCCGTTGCCGTGGGCATCCGCAGGATGACGTGTACGAAGGTGCCGGCCGCGATCAGGATCGGCGCGTCGAGGTTGACGTCGACGGGCGACGCGACCTGACCGACGACCGCGGCGACGGGCAGCCATTGCACGCCTAGCGGGATGCGGCGCGGCGCGCGGGTGGCGGCGGTCAGGCTGTCCGCGGTCGCCAGCGACGCGGCCGACGAGCCCGCGCCGAGCGCCCACATGAAGACGTGCGGCGTCGTCGCGACCGCCGCGCCGCTGTTGAATGTCTCAATACGCACGCCGCGCACGATCAGGTTCTTGCCGGGCTGCGTGACCGAGCCGGCGGGGACCTGATAGGCGAAGAGCGCGTAGTCCGTCTCAGCGCCGGCCACCGCAACGAACTGGAAGATGCCGCCCAACGTCGTGTAGCCGGCGGCGGTGTTGGAGAGCGTGGCCGAGGCGGGTGCCGCGCTGTTCGCCCACGTCGCGGTCTGCGCTGCGGTAGCGCCGGGCGGGATCTGGTACGAACCCAGTTCCATGCCCGCCATCTGCGTCGCCCACAGGCGATTGCTCGCCAGATCGCCCATAGACACGCTCGCCTCGGCGATGCGGATCGACTTGGCGGCCGACGCCGTGCCCGAGTTGAAGAGGCGCGCGAGGAACGGAAGCGCCTGCGATCGGGTGACGCCGTGACCGGTGTACGTCGTGACGGCGCTGAGGCTGGCGCGGAAAACGCCGTCGATCCAGAACTCGACGCTCTCGTCGTTTATGACGATGAGGTATTCGGCGCGCTCGTTGTCCGAAATCTGCGTCAGGTTCGCGGTCTCGGTCTCCACGCTGTTGTTGTTCAGGACGCCGACGAGCGCACCGTTCAACTTCCACCGGAAGAACACGCCATCGGTCGGCGTGGCGGTCGTCAGCGCGAACCCAAGGCCGACGTCGCACTGCGCGTTGCTTGCCGTCTGGTTGACGCCGATTGCGCTGAAATAGAGGTACGTCGGCGCGGCGGAAATGACCGGGAACGTGCGCCAAGTCCGCAGCACGACGTGGTTGCCGGTCGCCGTGGCATTGTTTGCATTCAGTGTCAGAAGGCCGGTATTCGTGCTCTGGTCAATCGTCATCGTGGACGTGACGACCGCGTAAGCAGACGCATTGATCGGCGTGTAAGAGTACGTGTCCATCCACATCAGCGTGTCGATGCCGACGCGCTGGCGGAAATCAGAGGAGACGTCAATCTCTCGTCGGATGCCGCCCGTAACCACCGTGCCGGGGTCGATGATGCCCACGCTTCCGCTATAGCCGGCGCGTGCAAGCGTCGCCTCGGGCGAGACGACCACCGCGTTGTCGCTGTTCAGCCCGGCGCGGGCCTCAACGTTGAGATTGGACGTACCGCCCCGGATGACCACGCTCATGTTAAAGCCCCACTGCGTTGATGGTGTAGCGGCCCCACGTCCCGTTCGGGGCGGAAGCGGTCACGGTGAACCCGACGCCGTTGTTCACGGCGGTAACGGCGAACTGAATCTCTTCGATAAGCACGTCTTCGGCGTCGTGATCGGCCGAAGCGCCGCCGGGCGCGACCACGATGACGCTCGATCCGGTGACCCAGATTGCGGCCACGTCGACCGTCGCCAGCGTGCCGCCGTGCGTCGCGCCGAAGTCCACGGTCCCGGTCGCCGTCTTCGGCACCGTGGCGGGCGTTGCGGCACCCACGTCGTCGGCGTCGAGAACCACGACCCCTGACTGCCCGTTGACGCTCGTAACGCCCCCGCCCGGCCCGCCGCCGCTGTTTACCCACTCCGTGTCATAGTCGCCGTCGCTGGACTTCGCGAGTACCTGACCCGACGTTCCGCCCTCGGGGATACCGCGCCCGATCGGCCCGGCAGGACCACGGGGCCCGTCCCGGCCATCGGCGCCACGCACCCGCCCGACGCGCACCTCTTCGCCCGTCGTCAGGACGACGACAAGATCCCCGTCCACCATCCTCGCG